CTTGGCGCGTACCCACTGACCAGCTTCTGCGAGCATGCCGTAATCTGGATCCCGCTGTAGATCAACGAACTCGGCCAGGGTTTCAGCGCGAGGATAGTCAAGGCGTTGATCCAGAACGATGTCGTCATCCAGATACAGGATGCGGAAGTCTTCCATGGTGATGGGTTCGTAGTTCGCATGACTGCACACGTAACCATCAAGCATCACGTCATTCGGATCAATCATCTGCTTGCGCACTTCGTCATCAGCCGCCTCCCAGTTATCCACCAGGACCTTGATGTCACGCGGGAAGTATTTGGTAGCGTTCGCACGATCAGTGAAGATGGTACCAGGGCACGTCCACTTTGCCATGACCGGGTTGCGCTTCAACGAATTGAGACGCTGCCAAGTCAGCAGGTAGAAGAAGTCACCTACAGTCAGGTGGTTCACGTCCAGGTTAGTCATCGACTGTCCGAGCGCTTCAACTGCAGGTGCGAAGTTGTCCAGCATCACTGCCTTCGACATCAAGGCGAGTTGCTTTGGCTTGAACGGGATGACTTCGAGTTGCTTCACTGGGTAAGGCAAGGTACGCGATGGGAGATTGGTGTTGTCGAAGATCATGGTTAGTATTCCTTTAGATGTTCAGCTTGATGCCGTCAGTGGAGAAGTTTTGGTGCACCTTGAGCAATCCATTAGTCGAGGTGTAGTTCAAGTCCCAGTTCTGTTTCGTGCTGGGCCAGACGTTCTTGGCGGTGATTGACAGGATGGGAGAGTTCTTATTGTCGAGCAACTCAAACTCCATATCCATCTTGTAGTTCGTCGGCAAGTAAAACGCACCGTTCTCAGGGTCCATGATGCGTTCTTTCCACATCGTGAGCCACTTTAAGGTACGCAAGGCTTCGTCTTCATGGAACTGAACGTCGAAGGCCTGAATTTCGAGGAAACCTGGGTAGTACGAGAACGTGCCAGCACCGAACAACGGCTTGATGTTGAACGATGGGAACGGGATGCTGACTGATTCAACGTAGTCAGTGTCCATTCCGTACGGCAGTGACGTGCAATGCCATTTCCAATCATGGATAGGACTGCGGTCACCATCACGGCGCCGGACGAACTCGTCAATGTCGTATCTGGACATGCTTGACTCCGTAGAAAGGAAAAAGGCCCTGAACCCGTTGCCGAGCTAGGGCCCAATTCACTACACGCGCTTGTAGTAGTCGTACGCGAACGTGGCGTCTACGGTCATTGCAGTACCACCAGCACCGTCGAACGATGCGTCTGGAACTTCGGTCGGCCAGCAGTTGAAGATGTCGTAGTTCAACGACTCTGCGCCCGTCTGATCGTAGATGGTCATGCGGCCAGTGGCAGTATAGTCCGCTTTGAACGAACCAGACTGCGTATCGGTAGCACGGCAGACTTCCGACCAATCTTCGAGGGTAGTGTTGATGATACCGTCGTAGGATTCGTGGAAGCTGATCGACATGGAGTTGCTGAACGTTTTACGAGCAGCGTGTACGGTCTTGTGACCGAACAATTCCATTTCCGCTTGCGCAACACTCATACCAGGCTTAACGCCCGATTTGCACTGAATGCGCAGTTGACGACCATCGCCACCACCAGGAACGGAGGTAAAGGTCAGATCGAAGTTATCGTTCAACATCGGGTCGCCGACATCAAGAACTTCGTCAAGCGTTGGTTTTGGCATGATGCCGCTCCTTACGAACGATCAGTGGTGGTAATCGCATACTGGATTTGACCAGTGCGCGGTACGATTGCGTTGAGGTGGATGCGCTTGGCGATCATCATCGGGTCAACGTAAACGTCGAGGATAACGTCACCGCTTGCTTCCAGCTCAGGCGTGTTGTTCTTGTCGTTACAGATGATTTCGTAACCGTACAGACCACGACCACGTTTGATTGGACCCAAGATGCCTTCGGCAACGTTGGTCAATTGCAGACGCAGAGTCTTGTCGTTCGGCTCGTAAACACCAACCATAGCGGCATTCTTCAACTGGGTCATCAGGCTGTTGATCAGGCGGCGAACGTGAATGTTCGACAGCGCAGACGCTTGAGCTTGCAGCGTCTCCTGGGACCACAACACAAGACCGTAAGACGGCATGCGGTGGATGAAGTTGATCTGGTTCTGGTCGAAGGTATCGCGGTCGCCCTGACGGTAGACTTCACGAACACCGTTGGCCAACACCTTACCACGGGTGATACCGGCTGGCGCGAACCATTCAGCAGCAACGCGGTCAGTACGTGCATAACACGCTGCCACATAGCCCGAAGGTGGGCACCAGATGTTCACGTTGTCGTCGTTCAGGATGTTTAAGTCCGGAGTGTAGATAGCACCGAACGACGTGTTGGCGTTCAGGCTGTTACGACGATACGCAACACCAGCTTGCGTGGTCTGGCTATCCGACGGCATATCGAGGATCGCGAACGCATCACCACGAGTTTCAGCCAAGTCGAGCATTTTCAAATGCACAGCAGGGCTGGAGTAACCGCCGTTGATCAGCAGAGTAACGGTGACTTCTTCAACGTCGGCGTAAGCATCCCAGCCGTCGATGATGTCGTCAATGGTGATCGTGTCACCGTCGCTACCCCAGGTCAGGTCACCAGTGAGCACCGAGTTAACCAACCGGGTGCCGTCATTCGCAACGTACTTCGGATGCTTGGTGTTCACACGCACACGGATGATCGACTGCTTGGCAACCACCTGAGTTTCGATGTTCAGTTGGGTGCCGTAACCGTCGAGCTTATCGCGCAGTGTCGCACGGTAAACTTCGGATGCGATGGTGCTGGTGCCTTCGTAAACTTCCAGGACGAACTTCTCGCCCAGGCTGTCCGAGACATCAGGATAAAGCACGACGCGGATGTTGTTGTTCCAGTTACCTGGATCAGCCGCGTAAATGAACAGGATGTCCTGCTCATTGAACGAGTAGTCTTCGGGGTCAGCGAAGCCTTCAACGCTCAGGTCGATCGTGGCGAAGTTGTTGACGGTTGCCACTCGCACAGAACCGAACAGCGGGTTTTTCGCTACTCGGGTAACGTACAACTGGCTGGCTTCTTCGAGGAAATGCTCGGCGCAGAAGTGACCGTAAGTCAGGTTCGCGTCTGGATTGCCGAATTTCTTCCGGAAGCCCTTCTTGTCTACTACGAGCGTTGGTACGCCGACTGCGCCGCGGTGCGATGGAAACACCATGGCGCCAATCGACGACGAGACGGCAACACCACGGACTGAGTTGTCCTCGGTGCCACCGTATACGCCGGCGCTTGTGCTGCTGCCGTTGTTCAACATGAAATGGTCTCCATGAATGGATTAGGTACTGTCTTGATACCTGAGTGTAAATTAGCTTGCCTGCGTAATGGAGCAGCGGACAGTCTCGTTATTCACGGCGCGGAGTTTGATAATCCCAGAGAATCTGCCGTTCAATACGAACAATCCGTTAATCTCCATCTGCAATGCCAACTGCTCTACTTCGTTTGTTGGTGTGTCAGGTACAACTACAGGACCAGTAACGGGCGGTGCTGCGATGTCCGTGATTGCAGTGATTCGCTGGATAAGCTTCGGCGTACCCGCACTCGTATCCGCATAAGTCACGGTGATTGCAGAGTCATTGTCGAACAGCGTTGGAAGTACATCGGCGTAACGGTACAGCCCAGAACCGATTGCTACGCGCATTAAGCGCAAGCGCACAAACTTGTCGGTGGTAGTGCCGCTGACAACCACATCAATGAAATCGGTATCAACGTCTGGGTCATCAAGCTGGATAACCAGTTCACTGCCACGCGCAACGGAAGTCGGCGCAGTCAGCACCCCTTCTGTTTCACCATTGCCGATAACGCAGCGTTCCGTAACTGTCACGGAAACCCCGAAGATGTCCTGGTAGGTGTACTCAAACAGCAGCACGTCACCGAGTTTGATGTTCGGTGAAAGGTCGGTCGGGACTAAGGTGCCGTAGTATTCACCGGCTGCCCAGTACGTCAGCAGGATGTCACGGACCGTTGCAGTCTGCACATCACTCACTCGCACCCGAGGTATGGCGCCATCAGGCAGAGCTTTCAATGTGATACCTACATCTGTATCACGTCCAGCAGCACGACGCACGAACATCAGGGGAACTGGAACCGAACTGATGACTTGGGCAACGTGAGTCACCGTACCCGGTTCACCATCACTGAGACGACCATCACGGTAGATGATCTTAATGGTGTCTGTGGGTTGGAGGTTCAGGAAGCCGTCGAAGTCTTCGCCTTTATAGCGACACAGGAACGTAGGCATCGAGCCACGGAACAGATCGTTGTCGAGACGGGTAAGCGTCAAGAACTCGGTCTCACCAGTGGTAGCGTTGAACACCGTTACTTGGGTAGTCTTGCCCATGACGTCTGGGTCATACAGAGACACAGAGATAGGCGAGCCTGCTTCAAGCTTGGCTTCAACGTACAGCACACCGGTAGTGTACGTGGTATTCGGTACGTCTGGGACATCCACTTCTGGCACCCCAGGGATGAACGTCGCCATCACAGGGAATGTCGTGGAGATTTGCAGGAACTTGTTGCTGTGCCGTGTAATGATGTGCGGTTGAGTTTGCGTTACCTCAACGTCGCGCTGCTCGATCTTGGTGCTGCGCGCTGCAACCGTGGCACGGGCGAGGGACTTGCGTGAGATTGCATCGGTCTGGTACGAACGGATTTCAGTGCTGATCGTCGTACTGCCGCGGAGTTTATCAACCATTGCCATGCTCCTTAAGCTCTACGCCCTGAGTGACAGTGCCGCGGTTGTTGATCTTCGGCACGTCGCGCATAACACCCAGCTTGGTGTCGATACGGAAGCTGACAACAAGATCCATTGCTTCTGGATCCGCTTCGCTGTCCTTATCGCTACGGGGAATAGACACGGACTCGCTGGTCATGACCGTAGTTACAAACCATTTGGCGCCATCCATCTGCACTTCGGCGTTGAGCTTACCGCTATGCCCAACAATCAATGCGCGAGTGATGAACGTCATGGCGTCAACCAGATCCTTGGTGACGTAGTGCATTTCCACGTTGATCGACGACGGGAACAGATATGCCTTCTTGACGATAGCATTCTGGAGTTCGTCCACCGTGAAGCCCAGAGAGTTCCGGGCGATACCCTTGATTGTCTG